TGGATCTCCAATCGAACACGTGGCACAACCTGACCTACGCGTACCAAGGTGAAGGTGGCTCCCGAGTAACCTACCTCGATGGACGTAAGGTGGCCGAAGACCAAGCCGAAGATACCTTCGGGGAGTATCCACCCTTCGCGATGACTGGGTACTCACAGGGTGGGTATGTGGTGAGTGCGAGTGATGAAGATACGGCTTATCCGCTATGGAGAATTTTTGCGGGTGATTCGGATTATTATGTTTCATCGACATCCGCATTTCCGGGTGGTGTATATACATCCGGGTCCACATATAATTTAGGAACAAACTCAGGAGGCTCGGCAACAGATAATGGGCATTGGATAAAATTGGCTGTGCCATATAAATTGAAAATATCACACGTGAATATAGATGCTAGAACAGGTTATGAGCCACAAGCTCCTAAAAATTTTAAGTTTTATGGTTCGAACGATGATACAAACTGGGAACAAATTGGACCTTCATTTTCAAATGAAGCACCACAAGATGACGGTACATCATATTACACGTTGAATTCCACTAAAGCATATAAATATGTAGGACTCGTTGTCACTGAAACTGTCGGAAATGGAAATGGGCGGTTGGGTCTCCAACAATTAAAATTCTACGGCCACCGCGAGAACGACCTGGTCCGCCTTCCCGATCCCACGAATGTCTTGAAGTATCCGCACATTGCGATGACGGGTCCGGCTCAGAGGGGGTATGTGGCGAGTGCGAGTAGTGAATTTACATCTCTGGGACCATATAATGCTTGGGAAGCTTTTGATGGTATAATCGAGGGGTCATCGTATTGGTCGACCTTCAGTGGAACCTATAATACATCGAATCCACCAACTCTGAGTTACACTGGAACCACGTTTGCGACGAATGTTGAAGGTGTAAATAAATACGGTGAGTGGCTTCAAATTGAATTTCCACACAAAGTTATATATAGTTATTCTACTATTCTCGCACCGTTTGATCACGAAGAACGTGTACCGAGGGATGGATACATCGTAGGTAGTAATGATTTGACTGGTCAGTGGACAACGTTACATCGTTTCGAAGATGTGACACGAACTACAACAACTGAAACGGTCACATATACACCACCTTCGGCACCTACACAAGCTTTTAAATATTTCCGTCTTGTCATAGAGGCGATATCAACCGGGGGTGCTAATTTCGCTGGTGTAGACACGTGGGAACTCTACGGCACAGGTGTCGACTCCGTCCCCATCCAGATCGGTGGTGGGAACATCGACCGAGTGGCGAACTTTAGGGTCTACGATAAGTTTATTGACCAAAACCAAGCCCTCGAGATTTGGGATGCCCAAAAGGATGAGTTTGGGCGGGCGAAATCCTCGATGACTTTACAGAAAGGTCGACTCGGGATAGGCACGACGGAACCTCAAGGAAGGTTGGCGGTCTTGGATGAACCCCACAACTTGGAAGAATTTCCTCCCAGCCCCATGACCGGCTACAAGAACTACTTTGAGGGGCATGGGGAGTTTTGTGTGAGTGCGAGTAGTTATCTCGATTTAAATACTTACCCGGGATGGAAGTCATTTAATCATACCGGGACATCCGATAACTACGACGCTTGGTTATCTGCAGATAGTATCTACACACTAAATACCAATGTCGATGTAGATCCGTCTGTAGCGACCAATATTAATGGTGTGTATGGCGAATGGTTAGAACTCAAACTTCCATATAAGATTATATTAGATCGTCTTGCAATTAAGAGTCGGGGAGCTCTTGGTAATACATACGGCTATACCAGTGGTCCCGCGGCTGGTAATGTGTGGGGGAGTAATGATGGGTTAAACTGGACTTTATTGTCATCTTTTACAGGTTTTACATATAAATCTTTAAAAACTTCGGGTGCCATAGAAACTTTACACGTTAATTCAATAACACCATACTCATACTTTAGACTCCAGCCAACAAAGAGAGTTTTACAAAACCCTGGTTATACCCCCGATAGTTATGTAGCCATTGGCGAACTCCGCTACTTCGGCACCCGTGAGCAGGGTCAATCCGTCCTCCACGATGGTCAACTGACCCTCACCAAGAACCTCAATGTTCCCCGAATTGGGCCGGCTCTCGACGCGGACGATACACCCCGTCGGGACCGACTCGTCGTGGAATACAACACCTCGACGAACCCCACCTTTGAGGGGGCTGTGCGGGACACGAGTGGGAGGGGGAATGATGGGGTGTTCTATGGTGGGGCGTCCTATGATGCGACGGAGAAGGCTTTGGTGTTTGATGGGACAACGAGTGACCAATACGTGCATACACTTAAAAATGGAACATCCGAATCTGGTAACATAGATTATTCTGTATCACTTTGGTTTAATCCGACAACTGTGAATGTCTCTAGATGGAGGGCGATTTTTGCCATAGGTGTTTTAGATAGAACCCAACCCACCGATAATAATGGCGATGAAATAACTTTATTCGTCAATAATGGAACTAATGCTTTACATCTTCAAAACGGTGGTAGTTCCGTCAATACCGGTGCGTTGAACGCCGGTCAGTGGGTGCACATAGTAGTTACGTACGATGGAACAAACAGGAAAATATATTTAGATGGGTCGTTGAGTGTATCAAATGGATACACTTCACTAAATTTACCAAAAGAAATGCTCATACGTTTAGCACAGAGTATACCCAACGGTGGCAGTGAAATTGACGAATATATGGATTGTAAAATATCCAATTTCAAAACGTGGTTCGGAGCGGCCCTCACCGCCGAAGAGGTCAAGACCCTCTACGATATGGGTCGCATGGGGAATGTGGCGAACCCCCAACCCCTTCATATCGCGACACCTTTGTATGCTCCGGGGACGATCGTTCAGGTTGAGCAGTCTATAAAGCGAGATGATTCGAGTACTGCGAGTACTTCTGTGAGCGATATACCCGGTCTCAGTGTGACTATACACCCTAAATTTGCTACCAGTAAAATTTTGGTATCGTATCAAGTAAATATGGGTGGAAACTATCATATGTTTCTTAGAACAAAACGAACTCAAAACGGTACAACTACGTATGTGGGGAACGGAAATGCAAGTGGTAATAGACCCCTTGCCTCGAGTTATCAAAGTCACCTCCACGCTGCTCACGTAAATTCTATGAACATGGAGATTTTAGATCCAGCAAACGGAACGGATCCGATTACATACCAGTTACAGTTTTGGGTTTCGCATACCAATTATACAGCGTATATAAATAGATCATTTGACAATTATAACAGTATTTATGGACCGGCTGCTCAGTCAAGTTCCATAACTGTTAAAGAAGTGTGTCAATAATATTCTAAAGTAAAAGTAAATGGATATAGCGTTGATCTTATCCGAATATTATAAAGGTCAGGAGTGGACTATACACGGTAATACATACGAAGCCTTAATTTGGTACGATGACAAGAACTCTCTCCCAAAACCAACCCTCGAAGAATTAACTGAAAAATGGAATGAATACGTAGCGGCCCAACCCCTAAAGGAACTCCGCCAAGAACGCGACGTTCTCCTCACTAAAACGGATAAGTACGCCCTCCCCGATTGGCCCCACGCATCTCTCGCGAAACAAACGGAGTGGATTGAGTACCGCCAGGCTCTCCGCGACCTTCCCAATGCGACGGAGGACCCAGCGAACCCTGTTTGGCCCGTACGACCCGATGAGGTCGTAGAGGAAGAGACGTCGAACGTGACCACGGAAGAAGAGACCTCGAATGTGGTCTCTGAATAATCACACCTAATAACACGTAAATCATTTCTTACGCTATATTAGATGTCGATCAATAATCAGAACACGTACCTGAATATTGAAGACGCACATTTACGTCTCCGAACGGGTAACGTGTATGCGCAGGGGATAACCATTGGTGGGATCACGGTCGACCCCTCCCACGGTCTCCAGCGTGTATCGGATACGGGAAATGTCACGGCAACCACACTTCAATTCGACAATGCGACGACGGCTTTCACGACAACCGCGAATGTCACGGTAGGACGCGATCTCACGGTCACCGGGAACGCTCTCGTTTCCTCGAATTTAACCGTTACGGGGAACGCCGTTATTTCAGATGACCTCACAGTTACAGAGAACCTTCTCGTCTCCAATAACCTCACGGTCACCGGGAACACCTTCTACACGAACCCCGCCGCAGTCCTCGTGGACTCCAACGTGGTGACCGAATACACGGGACCCCACGATCGACCCCTGCGTGAGTATCCCGAAATCAATATGACCACCGCGACCACTGGGGGGTACACCGCGAGTGCAAGCATCGAAAATAATACAACAACGCATGCAGCGTTTAATGCGTTCACATCAGAAGGGTTTAACAGGTGGCAAAATGGTGGAACTCGGTATGATACTAATTCTCCATTTCTTCATACAGCCGGAGAATCAACAACTGATACAGATGGAACCCCTCATCTAGGTGACTGGATTCAACTCCAACTCCCAAACAAAATAAATTTGTCTCGAATACGGTTTTCACAACACAGCACTGCACCCGCTTATCAACCAAAAAGTTACGTGGTTTTGGGTAGTAACGATAACACAACGTGGAAATTGATTCACACACAGACAAATCTTCCTGAAGCGAGTGCTACTACTGATTACAAAGCTGAAGATAATTTTATGACTGTGGGGTATTACAAATACTTACGATTGGTAGTGAAATCGTTACAGACAGCCGTGAATCAAATTATCATTCTTCGTTTACAATACTACGGCCACGAAGAAGGCAGTGGCTCCCTAGACACCACCCTAAAGTCCGTGTACAACGTGCCGGCGACCACGGGGACCCAGTTGGAGGTCTACTATGATGGGCGGGACTACACACAGGCTTCGGATTTCACTGGAACTGGTGGGGTCATAGATAAGGCGGGTGGAGACCAAGATGGGACAGCCGGAACTGGTGTGTCTTTTGATACCACATATAAGGCATTCGTCTTTGATGGGACGACGGATGGTGTAATTTCAGATGAATTACCGTCCACTGTGACGGGAGCTTACGTACATTCCATGAGTTTATGGTTTAAACATAGTGGTACTGGAAATACACTATACACTCTCGTCCATATCGGTGACGCGAGTAGTGGTCAAAGTGTCATGTCCGATTTACTCGTATACGACACGGGTAAACTCCGCTTCGGATTTTATGATAACGATTCTGATACCCCTGACGGAATCGTAACTCTTAATCAATGGTATCACGTCGTGGCGACATATTCGGGTGGTACCGGTAATGCACATTCTAGAAAGATATATGTCAATGGTAAAGAAATACCCTTGACTTTATCGGGTGCCTATAATGCAAACTCACTTTCCTTACCCTCGGATCCCATGTTATATCTGGGTTCTCAACAAGGATCTATAAGACTCAACGGTTCCATCGCGAACTTCCGTCTCTACTCCAAGGCCCTGAACGCTGGGCAGGTTCAGGAACTCTACGAGTATCAAAAGGATTACTTTTTGGGGTCCAAGTCCCAAGTGACCTTGTACAAGGGACACTTGGGCGTGGGGGTCACCGAACCCTCGGGCCAATTGGAACTCGCGGGAGATGAGCGGATTCAAGAATATCCTCCTAGGGCGTTGACGGGCTACGAAACTCTGATGGAGGGTCACGGTGTGTTTTGTGCGTATGCGAGTAGTGGATATACAAGCGGGTCTACCCAAAATCGTCTTGCGTATAAGGCGTTCGATAAGGCGTCTGGTTCAGGTGGTTTAAATGATATATGGCAATCGGTAGATAGCCTGTATAATGGAGGTTCAGGGACAAACCAGCCATACACAGGAAGTGTCAGATTAGCCGAAAACTTACCAAAAGGTCATTATCTAGGTCTTAAAATGCCCTACCCTGTTAAAATTACAAGCTTCGTCATGGGGGCATATTTTAATAGTGGATACAGAGCCGTTGGAGACGGTTTAATTGTGGGGCGAAACACAAATAATCCTACATGGGAAGTTGTCCATACCCTCACCAATAGTTTCATGGCAGGTGTAAATGGATTTAATATAGCGACCAATGCACCGGCAATTCTCATAACTACACCATCTATTCCAATTGATAATACTAAATACTATGATGAATATGCTTTGGTGGTGACAGGTACACTAGGTTCCACCCTGGTTACTGTATCTGAATGGCGTCTCTTCGGCACCCCCGGCCCCACGACCCTCGATAAGGGTTCGCTGTCTCTAGGAAGGTCCCTCGATGTTCCCCGCGTTTCGCGGTACGACGTGGATACGGAAACCCCGAGACCCGAGAAGTTGCTGGTAGATTTCGATACCACCGTCAATTCCTCACCCACAGATATCTCGGGGCGGGGGAATCACGGGGTGTTTAGAGAAAGTGCCTCCTACTCCCCAGCGGATAAGGCGTTTAATTTGGATGGGACGAATAAGAACATTCGAGCGGAGTTAAATAATACCGAAACAGGTAATCAGTATCATAGTGTATCCTTATGGTTTAAAATTTTGTCGGGACGGAGCTCAAATTGGAGAAATATATTTGAATGTGGTGAAAATCCAAGATCGGGGACTTCTGATATTAGTTTATACATTCCGGGTGGTCAAGATAAACTATCATTTACAAACGGTGTTGTACATATGTATAGTGATACACTCACAAATCTTTACTTTCAATGGCATCACATCGTGTTAACATATGATGGTGCGAATCGAAATATGTATTTAGATGGTGCGTTAATTAAAACACTCGCAACTACATCATGGGCTGGAGTAGCAAATATGTCGCTGACATTGGGAAAAAATAACGCATCCAGTGCTGGGGGTGAAGGTTGTGATTGTCACGTTTCTAACTTTAAGTTATATTGGCAGACAGCTCTCGAACCCTCGGAGGTCAAGAAACTCTACAACCTCGGCCGAACCGGGCGGTCCATGGTCATCAGCGACACGGCCGTCGGCATCGGGAAAGTCCCTGAAGCCCAGTTGGATGTGAGGGGTGTGGCGCGACTGGAACGATTGCTCATAAATGGAACACTCGGTCACATTTTACTCGAAGAAGCTGAAATATATTACGATCCATCGCGTGCGGATTGTCAAGATCGATCGGAATTTATGAATAATACGGTCAGGGATATAAAGGGTAATTACAACGGAACAAAGACCGGTATATCTGAGTATAATCAGTTTTGGGATCAAGACGTCGAGAATAGTGGTATAGCGACCAATAATAATGTTGATTTGCGTCGCGATTGGACAGCTATGGTTTGGTTGAAACCGAACACCAACGATAATTTATCCGGGTGGAGAATTCTGGGACACGGAACGACGACAACGAACGGGGGACTTCATTTTCAAGGTGCAGATACCACGAAGATCCGCGCCGGTATGTATGGTAACGATATTGATGTGGGGACAGTCACGGGGATGAGTCGTAGAAGAGAATGGAACTGTATGACATTTGCATATTACCACAATAACGGTGTAGCGGGTGGTTGCGATAAAATGATATACCAAAACGAGCGTTTAGTTGGACATCAACAAGGGGGTGTTGGTGATGGAACTCATTTTAGTAACAACGTCGGTGGGTCTGCTGCACAGAACGGGCATCAACCGTACTCGGCGTCACCAAATAAACTCAGGTTTGGTGCAGGGTTTTCCTCCGGGTCAAGTGGTAAGCAATATCAACATATAGGACCGTGTATATTTATTCCCCGATTTTTATCAATTCAAGAAGTTCGATCACTGTATAGATTTTTCGAGATGCGGTACTCACTTGCGGGTTCGAGTAGCGGTTAATTTATATGTATGACAATAGTATATGAATAGTCGTGTAGACATAATCAGACGACTTTTATTCGAAAACACGAATCTTATTCATACATGCGAAAGTGGTGACGACATTGCAGAGTATTACGATTCTTTTCCGGAACCAAAAAAGGTATCAACTACAGAATTTATCGCATTGGTAAATCAGGAATTACGAACCGAAGGTTTAAAACAACTCCGCCAAGAACGCAACAGACGGCTCGCCGAGGTGGATTGGGTTTTCTCGACAGATTACCAGATTGAGGATACACTCTATAAAGAATGGCTCGCGTACCGCAGGGCTTTACGTGACCTTCCCTCGGTGACAGAGGATCCAGCGAACCCCGTATGGCCGGAAAAACCGGAAACGCCTACGGGTAAAACGGAGGGGATCCAGACCCCACACTTCGTGGCCACGTTAATGACCGAAAACAGTCAATTACGGTCAAAG